ATCCTGAGTCTCCCATCATTTCAGTGATGGGTCTGGTACGTTGTGGTGAATCCTCTAAAGGTTCACAACGTTTGGTTTTAACCCGACGCTTCGAATCGTTCGTGGGTGCGATAGATGAATGCTTCAACATTCGTCTTGCGCGCCCTCGATTCGAGAGTGTTGGCGATATCAAACAGTTCTGTTCAGGACTGATTGAGGGTCAAACCGATCACCCTTGGAGAGTTACTCTCCGTGGGCTTTCGTCATCTTCACGGATGTCGATTGCTCACTCCCTCTTTCTCTTTCGCAAGCTTGTGCCTACGGAGGAGCCCCAGTTGGAGCCTTATTTGAGGAAGATGTCGACGAGGCAGGATCCTGCGGATCCTGCCTTCTTGCGGTTCGCCGTGTCGATGGTCAAGAAGATTTTTCCCCGCGGTTGGGATAGATCCTACTTGGATAAGGTTACCATGAGCACCTTACCCTTGTCGTCTTGTTACGAGGCGGGGAGGAAGGAAGGTGGATGCCGAGGTCTTCTCGCGTCGCAGAGGATGGATCGTATGGAGTTCGCTTCATACGTTTCTGAGTCTGTGGCGCCGAAGAGGCGTGGGGCTTCTCGCGTACAGTCGATACTTACAGAGGGCAAGTGGCGGATCATTTCCATCCCGCCTCGGGTGGACAATGCTCTTCGTCCCTTGCACGTATCGATGTACGATCACATTTCCCGTCAAGATTGGTGTCTTCGAGGCGACGCGAAGCCGTCGCGATTCAAGGACTTCTCCCCTGTCGAAGGAGAGGTTTTTGTCAGTGGTGATTACGAATCCGCCACTGACAACTTGAATTCCGAAGTTCAGCACACCATTCTTGAGGCTATCCTGAGACAATCTCGGCACGTTCCGAGTGGCATTATCTCTCACGCTCTCTCCACGTTTAGTTCTCTGTTGACTAATGGAGAGGGCGACTTCTATGAACAAAGAAGAGGACAGCTTATGGGACAACTGTGTTCATTCCCTTTGCTTTGCCTGATTAACTACATCACCTTTAGGTGGTTGGTACGACGCGACGTTCCAGTTCGTATCAACGGCGACGACATAGTTTTCCGTAGTACTCCGCAGGAGTACGACGTATGGCGTCGGGGTGTAGGGGCATCAGGTCTCACACTTTCTGCCGGGAAGACCCTGGTTCATAGACGTTTTTTCTCTTTGAATTCGTCGATGTTCCGGTCCGGCACTAAGCCGACTTTTGTGCCGTTCGTTCGGCCGAAGACCGTTTGGTCTTTGAAGGAGTCGGAATGTGAGAGAGTGGCGTCGCTGAAGAGTCGGTTTTACTCTTTCGCGGTGGGTTTTGGAAGGGAACGCCGTGCTCGCTTGGCGCGGTGGTTCCTGTCGTGTAACCTACCAACGATTTATCGTTGTCGTCGCTCCTTGACAAGGGGAATGGGCATAGCCGTAGGCGAGGGTACTTTGAGAGACTCCGGTCTCTGGCATCGTGAGCTTTTCTACTTGGAGCATGTAGAAGAGCCCCCTTTGCCGTTGCGATCGTTCGCCCAGATCGCATCCAATGATACCCCTCATGGTTGGTCACGTGTTAGTCCGAGGTGGTATCCTCGGGAGGTACTCCGCGGGTGGGAGTACACCTACAGTCACAAGACTGTAGCTAATGCGTGGACCAACGATGTAGTGGCTGATTCGCTTGCCAAAGAGCGTTGGATGAAGGAATGTGACTGGGGTTGCAGTCCTTGGGGGTTGAGTTCGTTCATCAACACCCGCATGCGCCTTCTACTTCGACTTTCTCGGAAAGAGTTGTGGAAGTATGTGTGCCTCCGGCGTAACGCATCCGTCTTCGGGCGGGTGCGGTTTGAGAGAGGGGAGGGGTGTGTTAAACCAGACGTTGTTTGTTCGTACAACAACGTTGACAATCACTCACCAGTGATCGTGATGGAGGACAGCTTTAAACACTGTCCCCCTCCGGCGTGTCTACTCTAGACTAGTAGAGGGGTGTGGGATCTAAGTCCCCAGTCCCCCGATGGCTGGTCTACCAGTTGGGAGTCGGCGGTCAATGACCGTCGTGCCTTCGGGCCCGCTAGAGTAGGGTGTCGTGGGGCGGTCACGCAAGTTAGTAGGCCGGACGCGACAAGGGTGTGCCCTGAGGGGCCGACTAGGCACCACCTGCGGGTGAATGCTTCCCTTGTGTGCTTCGCGTACGAGTTGGTCCGTAGTGGCTCATGTAGCGGATACAGTGCAACGTCGTAGCGGGGCTCCCGAAAGGAGTTACCCGTGGACGGTGATGTTCAAACCATCAGCGCTCTGGACTGTATTAGGAAACGAACGGACCCCTAGCGGTAACGTATAGGGGCGGCATGTGCGGACCGTGGGGGGGTTGGGGGCTTGGCTGGTAACAGTCTTGCCGACGGCCCCCCTCAGTGGGTGCGGAAGCTTGGTGAGTTTATCGTGTTAGCCGACACGGTGTGCCCCCGGTG